CCAATATCAAAGTCAGCCGACTGTACGTACGCATTAATAGGTACTGGAGTCAACCCAGACACGTCATCGTTATCTACTTCATGATACAGGGTGCGGTTATTGTAATCTGCCGCAATAGGATACTCCCTAAGTGGAGAATCTAGCCAAGCTGTGCGAGCCAATGTGCCGTAGTACCAGACGTTATCTAAGTAGTTATACACAACGTACTTGTTAACTGTGTTTGAGTTCTGACCGCAGTAGAACCACCACACCTCGTTGTAGCCCTCGTTTGAACCAGCAAACACTTGGTACGCTTGATCCTTGTTTAAATCCTCAAAGACATACTGCCGTACAGCACATGGCAACGTATCAACACGTCCGTTGTAGCTGTAAAACTTATCTCTACCCATCCAGTACACAACGTTGTTAGCAGTCGTAACAGCGTTGGGAGACATAATAGAAATGTCGTCGGACAGAGATGTAAAACCCCAGACATACGGTGGCCCTAGATACTGCATGGAGTACAGCGCTGCGTCAGTCCAGACTAGAATTTCTTGGCGGGCGTTAATAGAAGTAACGGTATAAGACCCATGTGACAGCCTAAATTCACCAGACTGATTGGTAATCGCAGGTACCCACTGAAAAGGATCTTCTTGGTCAGACCAACGTACAAGCATCGGGTCAAAGTCTGTATTCGGATCTGTCGGGTCGTATGGATTAGCGCCGATTGCAATTACAAATCTTTGAATAGGCGAAGACAATATTTGGTTTGTAGCAGTCGGTACAAACTGTCCGGCAAGCCCAGCTGCGGTAGACAATACACTTAAATACTGCCCGCGCGTAGCCGTGCCAAGTGTTGCGTCCCAGTAAAAGATTGCGCCACCACGTTGAGCAAAGACAAGATCCTCGCCAAAGTTATCCGCAGTCCATAAAAGAAGTTGCAACCCTACACCGACTGTCGTAGAAGCACCGCTACCCCAACCACGAGACCCATTTTGGTAGTAAGCAGTTACTGTTCCGCCGCCAGAAGTAGTAGAAGATGCGGTAATCGGTGTGCCATAACCGTCATTACCCATTGCGATAGAGTATGAGTTGGCATTGATATACGTAATCGAGAACCCGCGATTTAAAAGCGCACTTGACAAGCCACCAACAGCAGTAGCGCCAGAAAAACGAACAGCTTGCCCATTAGTTAATCCATGAGAGGTATGTGTTACCACAACTGTACCGCTGCCAGAAGTTGTAGCGAATGGATCTGTTAGCGTATAAACCAGCGGAACAGGCCAAACCCCAGCACCCCAACCTACACCAACAACGTAGACATCCAGCCCCGTGGTTACTTGGTATGCAGCAATAGCAACTGTGCCACCGCCAGAAGCCGCGCTGGTAGAAAACCCGCCAGAAATATTAACCGTGTATTTTGATAAATCAACAACACGAAAAACTTGTTTCTCAGTATTGATCTGCGCGGCAGTAAACCCACCAAAACCGGTTGCGCCGCTAAAAGTTACAAAATCGTCTTGCACGACACCATTACCAAGATCCGTAACAGTGACTGTAGCGCAGCCAACTGGGGCGCTAATTAAATGAGAAGCGGCGGTTGTCCCGTTATACCCACGTTCAACGCCAGTTAATACATTGCCTGATACACCGGTATACAGGATCTCTTCTGAATCAATTTTTATTAAACCGCCAGAGTTTGGAAAAGAAGCGGCGGCGGTTAAAGTTAAGCTTGTTACTGTGCTGTTTACAGCTGCCGCCAGCGTACTATACGCACTAGCAAAAGGATTTCCAGTACTGGGTGGCACAGGGCCAAGCATTGGATTTACAGTCTTGCGGATTGGGGTGATGTCGTTATAATTACCACCCTCTTCAATGTAATACTTTAGGTTCGTGCCAAGACCAAGCAGGTTGCGCCCAGCCAAGGTTGACCAATTCCACAATGCTCGTGTGACACCTAAGTACTGGTTACTAGACAGACGCACCCACCCACCGATCTTTTCAGGCTGACCAGAACGAAAACGAATCTTATCGCCGTCGTACCATCTGCCTTCAGCAGAATAGGCAGTACCTTCCCTGTAAAGCCCCGGTGTGAGAGTGATCTTCTGTAAAGGCATGGTTTATCCCAGCATCGTATTAGCTTTGATTTTAACAGCCGCAACCCTGTTTAACCATCCCGTACCGTATACCTTAAAATCGTCAAGGCCGCGATAAAAGTCTTCCTTAGCCTGACTAAACTTTTCAATTAGCTCAACAGGGTCAGCAGCTAAAATCGCTTTCATGGAGATTGGCCCAAGTCCACCATCAGCAGGGACGCCTACAGCGGTTTGCAATAGTTTAATAGAACGACCGGGGCCTGCGTTAACGCCCATATCAAACACCAAATAATCAATCCCGCTTGGTAGCTCGTCGGCGCGAACAACGTCCCAGTACTTCTTTTTGTACAACGGCTCAACGTCAGCAGCAGTCAGCTTACGCATTTGATCGTGCGTGACTTGGTGTCCAATATGGTTTTCCCAGTTGAATTGCGTAACGCCAAGCATAGTGGAGCCTTTGCGCCCATCTGGAAGCTTGTTGCCTTTATCGCGCTCATCATCAGTAAAACCGCCCTCAGAGGCAAGCATCTGTTTAAACGCTTGTTGCCAATTACTTTGCATTTTTAATCTCCGTTTCAGTAATCTTTTCTTTAGCTTTCATGTCAATAATCTTTTCTAGTGTTCGTCCGCCGAAATAGAAGGACATAATCAACATTCCCCACTGACCAAGCAGTTCGACATACGCCTTGTTTGTTTCTATGTCAAAAGCAGACATCATGGCAAACGTGAAGTAGCCAGATAGAATAGCAATCAAGGTCATTGGGCGGATGTTTTTAGACAACCAAGAGTCAGACCTCATGTCGTTTTCTTGGCGCTTGGTAAGCTCTCCCTGCTCCTGCATATCCGCTTGAATCTTGGCAAGGTCGCCGTTCTGCTGCATCTCTAACAGCTTAAGTTTGGCTTGGTCTGCCTGCGCGGGATCGGGCCAGATCTTGTCAATGATCTTGCCACCAATATTAAATATTTCCATAATCGGTATCATGTTAGAACCTCACGCCTGAAAACCGGATTTTAATTGCTGTCCACTTGGCATCACACCAAGTCTTAATTGCTTCCCATTTTGCTTTCATTTGTCCATCTCCGTAGCGGTTAAAATCATGCGGGTTTTGACAGAGTTAATATCTAATGGCTCAGACTTAAAGCCAACTGCAATGTATCCGGCAAACTTGCCAATCTCGTTCGGGATTGAGGCTCTGCACATATAGGTCACGCCTTGTGACTTTGCCCATTCGCCAACTGGTGACGATGATTGAAAGGGTTTGCAGGACACTTCGTTGTTAAGCATGGACACAATGTCTGCGTTGCGCTCTGGACTCGCAGCAAACAAAGATACAGTCACGCCCTCTAGCTTTGGGTTACGCTCGCCGTTGGCGATGGCAAGTACGGTTGTGCGACTGTTGGTGGCTAGGTTGACCTTGTTGACTACGATACCCACAGCGTTAATATCTTTAACTAACTTGGTCGCCAAAGGCAAAAGCTCGTCATGGGTCTTTAACTGTGGCATCGAGTTGTTAGACTGAATAGCTGCCAGAATGACCTGACGGCTGTCCCAAGCAAAGTATCCAGCAAACACAATAGTAGACAAGAGAATGACAGAAACAAGTTTAAACGGGTTGTCTACCCACTTGATAAGGTCAAAAATCTTGTCCGTCATGTCCTGCTTAGCGGCGGGTTTGGCTCGCTTGATTGGAAGGCTCTTAACAGGTGCGCGTTTAACCACTGCCTTTTTAGCAGCGGTCTTGGCAACTGGTTTCTTTGCTACAACCATTTACGCCTCCAGCGCTGCTAGTCGTGCTTCCATTGCGGATATGATTGCTTGTTGCTCTTGGATTGCTTTTATTGCGACAGCAAGCATAGCGTCTAAACGCAAAGATTGTATTTTTGTTCCGTCATCTTTAGCGCCATCAACACCGCTTGGAATTACCGCTTGAACTTCGTGAGCAATAAAACCTTCTTTGATGTCTTCATTTTGTTTAAACAATGTGCCGTAATCAGCCATCTGATAAGTTACTGGACGTAACTGCATCACACGCTCAAGCGCAGGTATGGTTTGTGTTTGAATGTTACGTTTAATACGATAGTCAGAAGTAAATGCAATTGTTCCTACGTTTACTGTATCAATCCAGAGTTCTGCATCAGAACCAGTCCAATTTATATTAAAGGGATTACTAAACGCACCACTTGTACCTGCTTTACCAGTAATGCCAGTCGCCCTAATCAAACCGTTAACCTCTAGTTTGGAAGCTGGCGTACTTGTACCGATTCCCACGTTACCTGCGCCGTCTACACGCATTCCTTCTACGGCATTTGTATAAAACTCAAGTTGTCCATCAGCAGAGCTATACATACCTGAATCAGCGTCTCCCCCGTTGCCAGCAAATGCGAAACCGTTATTATTTACCCCCAGCGCCCCCGGTGCGCCACCCCTTGCGCGAATACTACCGTTTACTTGAAGTGAACATGCGGGAGCATTTGTACCAATCCCTACTTTGCCAGCGCTGTCTACGCGCACACGCTCAGCGAAATCCGTAAACGCTGTGCCTGCTACGCCGGAGTTTGGCCCCGTATATAAAGTAAACACACCACCGCTGTTTCTAATAACCCAACCACCTTGCGATGAGGTTGTGTTGAACCAGTCTGTGGAGTTGTAGTACGCGCCGCCACCGTAATAGCCACCATCAGCAACCAACGGGTTTTTACCGTTGTCAAAAGTTGTAGATGCTGTAAAAGGCGTACTTGTACCAATGCCTACGTCGCCTGCGCTAGTAATGCGCATACGTTCTACTGGGGTATTAGTTGTAGATGTTGAAAAAATCATTCTGCCGGGGACAACACCAGTGGATACCGCTCCATCTACAGCAGTTGTTATCGCAGCGGCGTTGATATAGTTAGTGCCATCAAAACCCAACCAATCATTTCTTCCCAGACCACGATTAAGTGCAACCGCTGTAGGGGCAGCTGCGGTTCCTGAAGAAACGAATTGGGCTAAGCCCGCATTTCCAGAAGCAGAAGAACGACGAATGCTTAACAGCGCCGTTGCAGCAGCTACATCAGAACTAATCATTTGCCCAGCAATCGTTGCCCCAGCGGGGAGCGTAGAATCCCCAATGGTTAGTGGCAGTGTAGCCGTAGCTGTACCAATACCCACGTTGCCAGTAAATGACGGCGAGTTAAATGGTGCAGCAAGAGAAGTGATTAAATTAGCGCCGTCTGTAATCGAGCGCCCAGTAACAACGTTAACACCATCACAGTTCACATACGACTGTGATAACGGTGCGCAATCATAAGCTGTACCTGATGGGGTCTTGATCTGAACGATGTTAGCGGTGCTGTTGATTACCGTGTAAGTCTTTTTGACGTTAGGGATCGTAAGGATCCGAGTCACGCCGGGTGTGCCAGTCACCGCAAGCACAGCGCTTCGCGCCTCATCCACTACGCCGTTTAACGATGTGAGCGTAAGGTCGCCAGCGGTGACGTTTAAAGCTGTACGCCCGGCAATAGCTTGCTCAAGCAAGTCGCCTAAGTTGTTATTGGTAGTTTGTCCCCAAACGCCAGACTGCTCACCATCACCGATGAGTTCAATTCTTAGCGAGGGCGAGAAGGTACTTGGCATGTTTTATCCTTGATAATTATTAATATCAACCCAATTCGGGTTTTGGCTGTTAACAATCTTAATCCAGCCTCGTTGAACTGGGGCGTCAACAAGCGTAATGGTGTCTGCTACTGTTGGCACATACACAGCAATAGCCGATTCCGAATCGGTCAACGTTAACGACTCCGCAATCTGCGGCGCAAAATCGAATATGGCGCTCTGAGTATCGGTAAAACTAATTGACTCAGAAATCGAGCCAAACTGAGTTCTAGTTGCGTCCTGTATGTCTGTAAGTGTAATCGTATCTGATGCATCTACTTCGTAATAGTTAACAAATATCCAGTCAAGGTTGTTACCGCTATCTGTAGATGTGTTGGCATACCAAGTCAGAGTGGGGGACGCAACGCTATCTTGTATATTTAAATAATTACAAAATATTATGATACCCGTATTTATATTCCACCCGGTGTTATTGCCGCCGTTAACAGAGTTTTCGGCGTACCAAAGACTTGTTGGTGAAGCCGCGCTATCGGTGATGCTTAGGTAACTGCGAATAAAGCTCATGGCTAAGCTCTTACAAGTGTAAATCTAGTTCCGGGAATGCTAGAGTTCAGCGTCACTAAATTACCCGCCGTACCGTTTACGTTAAAATCCAACACCGTTGTAGTTGTAGACGCTGGGAATGTAATCGTAGTGGGCTGTACGGTGTTAGTCATGTCGGCAAATGTATTAGCACCAGTAATCGAAAGCGTACCAGCACCGCCCTGATTGAGTGTGTACGGATAGACAAGACCACCGCCAGCAAAAGTCTTAGCCGTTGCCAAATCCATACTAATCGTGCCTGTGCCACTTAATGTTAAGCCTGTAGCAGTCGGAGCTGTCCAGCCACCACCGTTAATCGCAAGCGTTCCATTAGCACCTAGATTTAAGGTGCGGGTATTAGAGTTAGCGGAGCTAAATATCCCCGTAGTAAATACCTTGCCGTTGACATTAAATGTTCCATTGGTCAGCGTAAATTGACGAGTAGAACCCATCGTGAGGTTGTCTTGCAATTGGACAGTACCGCCTACTCCGCTTTGAACAATGGGAAAGTCTAAAGTTTTGCCGTTGGTAGTGACTAGTTGCGTACCTGACGTAGCTGCAAATGTAGTTACGCCTGTTCCAGCAGTTAATGTCATGCCTGTACTTAAGGTATAGTTACCAAAAACAGCTCTAGCAGTACCCGCTATTGTTCCAGCAAAACCTGTAAAGTTCACAGACCCGTAAACACAATTAGTGCTATCAATTAAGGTGTAAGTTCCAATAGTGTAATTAAAGTTTAACGCTTGCAACTCAGTCAGTAGCCCTGTATTAATGGTGGTTGAGGTAGCTGAGTTGTTGGAAATGTTTACGGTTGGTGTTCCTGTATAACTAAAGTTTATAGGCGTTGCTGTAGTCCAAGCAATTCCACTTCCAGTTGTTGTAATATTCCCAGTCCCAAAAGCGATAGCACGAGTATTAACGTTATTTGAATTAAACAGCCCAGTTGTTAGCGTGTTGTCATCAAGGTCTAGTGTTCCGTTGGTCAGCGTAAATGTGCGGGTAGAACCCATCGTTAGGTTGTCTTGTAGCTGTACAGTACCGCCAATGCCGTTTTGAGTAATCGGGAAATCTAAAACAACACCATTTGTGGT